CGAAATCGGCTGCGTGGCTGACTACGACCTAGCGTTCGCCAACCCGACCCAATCGACGCTGGTGCAAGACCGCGCTGGTGCGGCTGACGGCACGGCATCTTCTGGTGTCACGCAAGTCACGCCTCTTGTCCAACTGAATGCCACGGCGGCTCGCATAGGAACGAGTGCGGCGACACCGGCAGATGGGGAGTTGTTGGTGAGTGGCGGTATTACCATTGACGGTGGGGGCAGTATAGGCATGGTTAACACCGACCGACTATACATTTCTGCGCAGAGCAGTTCGACTGCCGGTGGTGTGGGACTTCAGCTAGACAAAGACAATAACAGAATTGTACCGTGCGACGATGCGGGTGCATACAACAATAATGTCGAGTTGGGTGATTCCACGCTGGAGTTCACAAATCTATGGCTGTCCGGCAGCATTCACTGCTCTGGCACAGTGAATGCGGACGGGATTGCGTTTCAGTCGGCGACAACTGGCAGCGGAACCGGCACGGGGTATACGCTCGATTCGTATGAAACCGGCATATTCACGCCAGTTGTTGCGGATGCAGGAACCGGCGGCAATGCGGCATCCGCAGGCGCGGCCAACGGGCGTTACACGAAAGTTGGAAACCGTGTTTATTGTCAAGTCTCGATAATAAACATCACCACTACTGGACTGACTGCTGGGAATCTTGTGTACGTTCGTGGTTTACCGTTCACAAGCATCAGTACAGCTAATTTCTACTCACCCGTTGAAGTGTTTCAAGGAGCAATGACATCCACGGAAGGCGTAATACACGGATTGATTCACCCGAACACCGACTATATGTCGATGTACAACAGCATAAGCGGGGCGGCGGGTTCAACATCGGCAATCGTAAGCCAAATTACATCTGGCAGTGGGGATATGTATATGAGCTTCCAGTACGAGACTGCATTGTAATAATTTTAAGAACAATATGGCATTAGAAAAGAAAACAGTAACGGGCCAAATCGAAGTTGGCGAACTAGGCACAATCGGTTTGCGAACCGACACAGTTGTACTCGATGACGGAGTTGAATTGAACCGCAGCTTTCACCGCAAAGTATTAGCCCCCGGCGATGACGTTTCGGGCGAGGATGCGAAAGTTCAAGCCGTTGCGGGAGCAGTCTGGACAGAATCGGTTGTGGCGGCATACGCAGCGGCCCAAGCACCGGCAGCGGAGGAATCAGAATGATAGAAGTATTAACAACACCAACACCGGAGTTAAACGTGTCGAAAGTGGCGATCAAGCTTACCTCGGCACAAGAGTTTGGGATGCAATTTGGTCTGACCGGATTCGGCAAGTTTAAAGACTCGGAAGGCGCGGATATTTGGGGCAGCAATCCGCTCGTCTCGACGCTTCTNTCAGTGACGGGAAAATCTTGGTCTGACTGGGTTCCCGGTGCAGCACCGAGCGATTCGGATTACATTATCGATCTCGCGTTGAAACANCTTGGGCTGACCCGCGCACCGGCAGTCGAAGCCCCGGCAGTCGAGGAACCGGCTGAAGAAGAAGCTGCCGAGTGATCGGGGAGGCGGGATGATTGGGAGCGGACACAGTCAACCTAATTCAGACGCTGGGCTTCCCGGTAGTGGCGGCGGCGGCGGCGGGAGTGTTTGGCTACAAAGTCGTTTTCTATGTGCTGCGAGGGCTCTCTGGCGACATAAAGGAGTTGCACAGTATTGTCATCAAGCTCATTGACCGGCTAAATGGACACGACAAGGAAACCAACAAGTTATCCAGAGAGATCGCACAGCTACGCAGTGAGGTTGGATCGCTCTACAAGTGTATGGGGGTCAATCCTAGAAGGCAGAGCCGCAAGGGAGAAGAGTAAGAGAGTGCTGGCTGTTGTAGCTATCGCGGCCTTTGTGATTGGGATNGGAGCCGGCTGTTTCTCGATGAAGAACATCCGAGAGATCTCGGTGGGCCTTGGCGGAGTTGATGCAGAATTTTATGAGCCAAAGGAAACGGAACAGTGAACTGGCTGGACGATGTTAAGGTTGCAGTGGCCACTGTCGGAGGCTTGGGCAACTGGCTTGTCCAAATGGATCTGATGTTAAAGGTGGGGATCTCTCTGGTTAGCTTTTTGTATCTCACAAAGAAGTGTGTGGGTCTGTATAGAAAATGAAGAAGAAGATCGTAACTATTGGGGCGTTGCTGCTGCTGGCGGCAAGCGTCGAAGCTGGTGATCTATTTGGTGGAGGCTGGAAGCCGAAACCTAATGCCACGGTGTTTGGCCAAAAGATTGTTTGGCCTCTCCCGAGCTTATGCTTGGGAGCGAAGGCGGGAGTATTGCCGGATGCCGGCATCAGCCCGGAGGGCATCAATCTCAAGATTCCCTATCTGGCTCTAGATCTACCTTTCCCAAGCCTCACGCTCTCTGTGGGGAAAGATAAGGCCAAACTGGAGCTCAGACCCGGATCTGTTGTGAAAACGGCTCACAAGCCAAAGGAGGACTAAGGGGTGTTGCGGTCAAAGACATTTTGGGCAGCCGTTTCAAGTTGTATAGCGGCGGCGGCAGCAGTGGCAACGAATGAGGCCACTCTTGCGGAAGGCTTACAGATAGCCGTGACGGCTATTCTGGCAATCTTCCTGCGTCACGGGGTGGCAAAGACCCAGACAGCAGCCGAGGCGGCTGTAGAGGCTGCCAGTGCTCCAGTGGAAGCCCCCAAGAAGAAGGCAGCCAAAAAGGCAGCGAAGAAAGAGGAGTAAGCTATTATGGGAACCTATCTGACAAAAGGCACTACGTTCACAACCGGCGACACAGTAACAGCCGGCTCGCTGAACAATCTGGTGGACAACGCCACAGTGACGGCTGGCTCGATAGGCTCTACCGAGTTGGGGGCTAATTCTGTAACCAACGGCAAGATCATTGCAACGGCAACGGGATCCGAGCCGGTAACTACCGGCACAATTAGGGACAACGCAGCNAGCAACGACAAGCTGGCCCAAATGGCGGCTCAGACTGTTAAGGTTAACAACACCAACGGTGCAGCGGATCCGAGCGATCTGCCGGCAGTGGGTGGAGGCTCTAACGGAACGAGCAAGATACTGATAGGAACAAGCGACAGTGTGAGCGCACTGACGGCAAGCCAGTTCAAGCTGGTGAACAGTGCGAGCACTCCAGACGCTTACGATGATGCAACGGACAGCACCGCAACAGATTTAAGACTTCATACGGCGGCTGTAACAGATTGGGATACGGTTGCGGCGGCTACAGATGTTGATGATAACGATGATCGTCTTTTGATTTATGACGCTTCGCCGGCTTCGCTCAAGCAGATAGCCCCCAAAAAGCTAATCCAGAGTATGCCGGCGACAACCGGAACCACTGGAGTAGTGAAGATCGCCACCGGATCAGAGCTGACTAATCCGTTTGACAGTTCGCACTACACAGAGCTGGCACTGTCTCCGAAGGAGGCAATTAACTCCCCCCTCTTTGCAAAAGCTTGGGCCAACATTAGTACGTCTTTGGCTTACACCGCCACCGGAGACACATCGCTAGATTCTTCTTTTAATTTTGGGGCAGAAGTTACTTCTGGAACGGTAACAAGTGCAAAAAAATATAAAATTATTGAGTACGAATCTGGTGATGACTTTACGAACATAGGGGGTACAAACGTGACGGGAAACCAGTTTGTAACTACTGGAACCACCCCAACAACTTGGACAAACGGCAGCCGTCTGGTTCTGGTTCCGGAAGTAACAAGTAAAGGGGTTATCCCCCTTGTTTTCTCAACAGCTATGCCGTCAACTAATTATATTGTAACCGGAGAAGGTAACTACGGAGACGGTTCATCTGTAACTCAAGGGGTAAGGTTTACAACCACAAGCGTAACTCCTACAACTTCCGGCTTTACGCTAAAATGTTACGCTGCGTCTTCTAGTGCATTAACCACTCCGATGCTTCTACGAATTGTAATTTTTGGAACCTAAATGACGCTCTCAGAACTAGCCACCTACGTCTGCAATCTAGTCGGCAAGACCGACTCGACGAGTAAGGCGAGGTGTAAGGAGTACATCCGGCAGCATCACCAACTAATCTATGATTCAGCTCTCTGGAANGAGAGCTTGATCGTTGAGCGTTGCACGATGAAGCCGGACGGTAGAGTGGTTCATATTGAGGTAACAGACGGCGGCAGCGGCTACACATCAGCCCCCTCGGTGAGCTTCTCAGCCGGGGCTAGTGGCTATGTGGTTCCAACAGCCACAGCCAAGCTATTCAACGATTCAGTGGGTGAGATTTTGCTCACCCGGAGCGGCAACGGTTACGAGGAGGATCCAACAGTTACAATCTCGGGCGGATCCGGCAGTGGGGCAACAGCCAAGGCATACGCATCCGGTTACAATGATGAGCTTATTCTCCCACAATCGATCTCTCAAGTGTTGGCGATTACGGCGAACGATCTGGAGCTTAGGCCGGAGGATCTCATCACGCAGTTTATGTGTGACCCGAGTGCTCTTACGGAGTCCGGCACTGCCAGCAGCTTTTCTGCTTTACCTTCTGTGGGTATCAATTTTGATCTCCTTAACGGCGATCTTTATTTTGATCTGGCCGATCCAAGCGATATCTCATCACGCAGTTTATGTGTGACCCGAGTGCTCTTACGGAGTCCGGCACTGCCAGCAGCTTTTCTGCTTTACCTTCTGTGGGTATCAATTTTGATCTGCTTAACGGCAGTCTTTGTTTTGATCTGGCCGATTCAAGCGATGCGGAAAAGAAGATCGAGGTAGTGGGCCGGTTGCTTGGGGATCCAACAAGAATTTACAAGGAGGAGATTACGCTGGCAGCCAGCCCATCTGTCAATATAACCTCAGAGAGTTACACAGAGATCACCTCGCTCTCAAAGGAGGGAACAACCGACACAATCACCGTACAGAACGCTCCCGGCACAGAAAAATTCTACTGGTACGGCTGGGAGACAAAGGCGGAATTTCAGAGAGTGAAGCTGTACCGCCGGCCCGAGTATGACTCAACCAATCCGGTTCAGTTGGTTGTTCTCGGCAAGCAGAAGATCCGCCCGATGGTGGCCGATACGGATGCACCGATGATCAGCGGCATAG